TTATTTAAAACAAGGAAACAAGAGTGGCAACCAACAAAAACACCCTGATTAATGTCAGTAGTGAGCACAAAGGAACTGTGATTGTAGTTGCCTTACTCTTACTTGTAACAATATTTCTTTTAATGTGGCTAACGGTTAGCTTGAGCTTTGTACGTGAAGAACTTAAAGCGACAAAGACTGAGATTAGAATTCTACAAATGCACTACCAAGATCATAATGCTATACTAATCAGAACAGGAATTGCCAAGCCAGGCGATTACACGACTGGTCCAACTAACCCCGACAAACTGGAAGAGAAATAATGAGTGCTATCCGTTGTAAAATATTATTATGCAGTAACGAAGCTAAAATGGTTTCTAATTGTGCCTCTAAATTAACCAAAGATATAGCGGATAATCCAGAGCTAGCTAAGATTATAGTTAAAACGCAAGAGCGCTACGTTAAAGAAATGAATGCTCATTTAGAGGTTTTAACTCGTGACTGAAATGATTAAAAGCTGGAATATACCTTTAATATTATTCACCATAACAAATCTAGTTGTAGTCGCTGTAAGTTATGGCGTATTAACAACAGAGCTTAGTAACAACAGTACAGCTCTAGTTAGTCTCAGTAAGGATATGAAAGAAATAAGTAGCTCGTTAAGCGACATTAGAGAGCACGTACTAGTCATTGAAACCAAACAATCTTACGATGAAAGTAGAATATTAAAGCTTGAGAGTAAGCATCCATGAGCGCAATAGAGCAAATAAAAATAAAGCGGTGGTATCACAACGACTGTACAATAGGTCGATTAAGTTTTGGAAGTTTTCAGTGTTTTACTTTAGAGTTGCCAGATAAAGATAACCAAAGCAGCATATCATGCATTCCAGAAGGCACTTATAATTTTCATACAAGAGTGAGTGGTAAAAACGGCTTCGTTATTGAGTTAGAAGATGTAGAGGATAGAACTTATATTCAGGTCCATGCTGGTAACTATATTAGCCAGATAGAGGGATGCATACTGGTCGGTGATAGCATTAAATGGTTAAATCAAGACGATGTTCCAGATGTTACCAATTCAAAAAACACACTAAAAAAGCTACTTAATCTAGTTGGCGATAGTGGCGAAATTAAAATCTGGAGCTAATATGAACAAGCTAAAACAATGGCTAAAATCAAAAACTATCTGGTGGAACACAGTAGGAATGCCTACTACTATTTATATGTTAGACTTAGCATCTAAAAACATTGATCTTGTTGCTGATAATCTAGGCGCATCTTATGGTGTAGTAGCGTTTACATTAATAATGGTTCCTAATTATTTGCGGTCTATTACTAATGAAGCTTTGGAAGATAAATAATGCTACATGAAATCAATAGTAAAAAACCAAACGAGAGAGTTATTAATGTGCTTTCTGATGCTTTAAATCGTGCGAAAAATGGAGATATTCAAAATGTTGTCATTTTTGGTTCAGATGGTGATGGATGTACATTTAGCCAGTTTCAGATAGATAGCTATGTTATGCCGATAATTGGCGAAGCAAGGCTAGTCGAAAGAGACTTGATAGATTTAAATTGCGATATTAGAAAAAACGTTTCGTGGGAGTGTTGCGAATAATGTATAGATTAACCAGTTTTCTATATGTATTTTAAAAATATATATAAATTAAGGAAAAGCATATAATGTTTAGCGGATTATGGGCAAAATTAACAGCATTTATGGGTGTAGTTATAGCTGGACTACTATTTTTAGTTGGCTATCGTGGTCGTAAAATAGACAAACTTGAGCATGACGCTAAGATAAAAGATGAAATAAAGTCTATCCATGAGCAACAAGATAAAGACGAAAAAGGGGTTTTAAATAATGAGCCAACTCAAATCAAAGAAGAGATTGAAAAACGCACTAATCTTGATCGGGCTAATCGCATTAAACGGTTGTAAGACTCTCGAGATAGCGCACGCACCATTAGACTGCATTGATAGGCCAATTAAATCACTATCAGAGCGTCTACATGCACAAGAATTAACAGAGTTGACCAAATTGTCAGATAAAGCTTTTGACGCAATAGAGGCTCACATAATCGCACACCAAAAACGCATTGAATCGCAGTGCGATCTAATTAAAAAACATAACGACAACCATCAAAAGGACTAGCAATGAAGTACATATTTTTACTATTTTTAACATTCTCTATTCAAGCGGCGGACGTATCAGAATATACAGCTAATGGCGCAATCCAGAATATTGGAGGTGGAACAGATTTTAGCGGTTTAGAATGGGGTACAACGGTTGATGGTGTAACTGGTGAGTTTAGAGTCGACAATCGTACAGGCATTTTAACTTATCCTAATGGCTCTTGTGGCATAGGTGGTGATTTAGAAGGGATAGCAATGGGGGCTCAAGGAACTTTCTATGCTGTAAATGAAGCTAAGCAAGGGATAAGCGTTTTTAATGTCCACAGCATTACAGGTTGCACAGCTCCTAGACGATTTTTAACAACTGGCGCAACAATTAATATAGAGGGTATAGCAATTCATAACGGTATTGTTTATTTATTGGATGAAAATACAGGTGGAATCTATTGGTTTGTTGATAGTGGATCAGGTTCTCAAGTTATACAGTTGTTATTCACAATCCCCAATTGCCCCGGGGCTGGTGACTTAGCTTTTAATGGCGATAACATAGTTGCTATCTGTGATGGTATACCGCTAGTTCAAGAGTACGATTTGAACGGCAATTTTATTGCTGAAAATAATTATCAAGGTATTAACAACGCTGAGGCTTTAATGTTTTATGACGATCAAATGTGCTTAGGTGGTGAGCCTGATGAATACTTATGCTTTACTTCCGATGATTCAGAGCCACCACCTCCACCAACTCACGAAACTTGCACTTATTCGGGTAGTGTTTCAGTTGAAATAGCAACCGGCACTTTCGACTCTCAAGCGGTTACTTTAGTTTGTCCAACAATATCAGCGAGTGGAACGCTTAATTAATTGGCAATAGCCTACGACAATAGCACACCATCAACAGCTACTTTAAGTGGCGATGTAACTGTTAGCCATACGCCTGTAGGTACGCCTCGCGCTGTCCTAGTGCAAGTCAACCAATCGGTTTTAACTGATAATATAACCGGCGTGACTTATGGTGGCGTGGCTATGACAGAGATGTCAAATTCACCATTTACGGCGGCCACTTCTGGTGAAGGTTCAATCATGCACTCGTTCTTTTTGGGTGCGGGAATCCCTACAGGTACGCAAAATGCGGTAGTTAGTGCGAATGCCACTCAGGGTAAGCAAGTTACAGTTATTACTCTAACGGCTGATGCAGATACAGAAGTCAATGTTAATGCCCAATTAATAGATTCAGCAAGTGAGAACGATCCACGTGCAACATTAACATTTACTGAAGCTGTTGATTCGTTCGTTGCTGAAATTTGGACTTCTGGAAAATCCCAAATAACAAACATAACCCCTATAACTGGATGGAGTCAGGCTAGCGAGGGTGATTTTGGCGCTAAGGTAGTTGGTGTTTATTATTACGATACGATTGGATCATCAAATGTAAGTTGCGGCTATGATAACAGCGGTAGTGGTGACGATGCGCAATTATATGCCTTTGCTATCAATGAAATTTCAGGTGGGGGCGTATCTTTAGTTGTAAACGACACAAGTAATTCTCAATCTATTGAAAATGTCACTCTTAGTCCCTCTATTTCTATCTCGGTTAATCCAGTCGATCAAATAAACACAATAAACCAACCTGTTTTAAATGAAAATAATTCTCTATCCTTGCAGTCTTTAGATCAGTTAAACACAATATCTAACCCTGACTTATCCCAACTATTTAATTTAGTGGTAAATAACTTATCTATGCAGCAAGACTTAACTGAGCCTGGATTTACTCAAGCTCACAGCCTTATTTTACAATCTATTAACAATTTACAAAATATAAGCGAACCATCTTTAACTCAATTAAACATATTAAATGTTGATAATACCTCAAGCATTCAAACTATAAGTCAACCAAATTTAACAATAGCCCATATTTTAACTGTCGCTTCACTTTCTCAACTGCACGATGTAAGCAGTGTTAGCTTTGCCTCTGCGAGTGATTTAAATGTTAATAATTTAATAAATTTACAACTGTTAGAATCATCAGGTTTTATACAAGGAAATATACTAGAGCTGAATAACCTCACCCAAGAGCAAATAGGAAGCTCGCCAACGTTAACGCAAGCTAATATTTTAACTGTTAGCAATATTGATAACTTGCAGGATATATCAAACGTTTCTTTAGCTATAGCTGGCGTCCTTGGTGTAAGCTCACTATCACAAGTTAATGATTTTAACGAACCTGTAATTAACCAAAACTCTCAACTATTAGTTGATGAAATAGACAGCTCTCAATCATTGTCTGCAGCATTATTAATCCAAAATCATATTTTGTTTTGTAATGGTTTAGATCAAGAGCAGTTAACATCTAATGTAACACTAACCGCTGGCAATATATCTTTACTAGTTAATAATGTAGAGCAACTACAGTTAGAATCTAGCTCTGATCTGATTCAAGCATCAATTTTAAGTGTTGACAACTTAACTACCGATCAAATTATTACAGCAGTCTCAATGGGCGGGATAGCTACTGGATATATGAATGGTGAACTATCTATATTTTCAGTGTATAATGGCGAGATAATGGTTTCTAATGCAGTTAGCGGCGAGACTAAAGTGTTTAATTCTATTGATTTAAGTTAGAGGAAATAACATGGCTAAGAATATTCCAGATTCAAAATTAGACTTAATGCTTGCGGAGGTTGAAGGTACAAATATCCATGTATGCTCAGCGCAACCAACAACATTCACTGAGGCAACTACTACCTTTAATTTAGCATCTGATTCAGTTGGAAGTTATACCAAAGCTAATGGCTCACCAGATGGTCGCCAAAACACCCAAGCCGGAACGACTGGAACTAGCATAACAAGTACTGGAACAGCTGATCATGTTGCTATAACAACGACTACAGGTTCAGTTCTGGAGCTAGTGACTACTGCAACCTCTCAAGCCCTTACGAGTGGCGGAACGGTTGATATAGGCTCTTTCGTTCATACTTTACGTGATCCAACATAGGAATAAATAAAATGAAAAGATTTGAAGTAATAGAAGAGGGTGGATTTTCTCATAAAGGCGACAAGTTCGAGCAAGGCGACATTAGAAGTCATGCAGACGGACAATACTTTATTAATCTAGGTTGGGCTAAATGTGCCGAAACTGGAGAGTCTGGTGAGCGCATAGAAGGCGCTAGTAAAATAAAGCCTGATAACGTAGAAACACCTATTAAATAATGGCAACTGTAAAGCTCTCAGAAGGTAATTCTTCTTATGTGCAAATTACCCTAACTAATCCATTAGATTCAACAGCAATCAACGATGCTACGGTTACAGGTATAATCTATAAACCTGATGGTAGTGAGGCTGTTCCTTTATTTTCGTTGTCATATGTAGCTGCAAGCTCGGGCGTGTATCGCGCCACTGTCGCCCCTGATGCTGATATCGTTAATGGAGTGACATATAAGATAACAATAAATTCAACTTCCCCAGATTCATTAGTTGGGCATTGGGAATGTTGTGCAAAGGCTGCTAAAGCTGATGGATGTTAAATAAAACGGTTTGCCTGTCTCATGTATTCGAATTGAGAGATCTCCTTGTAAACGGTAAGAGCAATCGTAATGTATAATGTCTTTATTATCGCGCCACCCACTATAAGCGATAACAAAAGATTAAGGTTAGGCAATTAAATCATAACGCCAAATTATGCAATGCTTACAATTTAAACGGCTACTTAGGCTCAAGATGAGTCTTAACTATCACGGGGTGATATATGGCAAGAACAAGAGCAATGGAAAATAGAAAGATTAGGCAAGAGGCGCTCAGAGAGCAACTAGCTGAGCAGTGTCGAATGCAGCATCTATTTGATAACCTTAAAAAAATAGAAGAGCTAGATCCTGATAGTAAAACATTCATAAACGAATTAAATAAATACAAAGAAGCTAACGCTCAACGTATTAAATTAATGGGTTTTTATTTACCAGCATTAAAACAAGTAGAACTACAGGCCAAGATACAAGCTAAAGAAGTAAAAGAGTTTAGCGATATGTATAATGAATAATGGCTAGCCTCAATCCCAATCTAAAGGATTTCTGGATAGGCGATGATAATAAGCTCATCAAGGCTAGAAATAGAATCCTGTATGGCGGTAGATCAAGCTCTAAGTCTTGGGAATTCGCAGGTAGAGCAGGTCAAATAGGGCAACAGTACAAAACAAGGTTCCTTTGTGTAAGACGCTTCCAGAATAAAATCAAAGAGTCCGTATACACGCTAATCAAAAACCAGATAGATAATTTTAGCTTTCAGGGTTATGAAATACTCAAGACAGAAATAAATCACGAAAATGGTACCCAGTTTGTATTTTATGGTATAGAGCGCAATCTTGATGAGATTAAATCATTTGAAGGTGCGGATGTGTTATGGATAGAAGAGGCGCACAACTTAACCCAAGAGCAGTGGGATGTATTAGAGCCTACAATAAGAAAGGAAGGTTCTGAGGTGTGGATAAGCTTTAACCCTAGGCTAATAACAGATTTTATCTGGCAAAACTTTATTGTTAACCCGCCAGAGGATACGATAATTAGACAGATAAACTATTCAGAAAATCCTTTTTTGTCTAATACGATGAAAAAGGTTATTGAAAAGCTAAAAGTTAAGGACTACGAACGATACGAGCACGTTTATTTGGGTAAGCCTTTATCTGATGATGATCAAGTAATTATCAGGCGGTCATGGGTTGAAGCTGCTATTGATTTCCATCTACATACTGACTTAGATTTAACCGGTAAAAACACTGTAGGTTATGATGTTGCGGATTCTGGTGATGATTTGAACGCTACTGTTAGCGCTAATGGTTCAATAGTAAATAACTATGAAGAGTGGAAAGGTGGAGAGAATGAATTAAGAAAGTCGGCTAAACGTGTTAAAATAAAAGCAAGCAAAGATAGTGCCGTGATAATATACGACTCTATTGGCGTAGGTGCTCATACAGGTTCGACTTTACAAGATCTAGAGTATTACGACTTTTCAAGATTTAATGCTGGTGCGAAGGTGGTAAAGCCTGTTAAGAAGTATGAAGGAATTATGCAAAAAGAGTTCTTCTCTAACCTTAAAGCTCAGGCTTGGTGGTTAGCTGCGGACAGATTAAGAAATACTTACGATTACAAGGTTAATGGAAATAAGGATTACAAAGCTGATGAGTTGTTATCTATTAGTTCTGAGATTAAAAATATAGAATCATTATTAAGCGAACTAGTAACACCATACAAAGATTTCGACAAGGCTGGACGCGTTAAAGTGGAAAGTAAAGACGATTTAAAAAAGCGAGGGGTTAAATCACCAAATAAAGCAGATGCTTTTATTATGGCGGTTTCTTCTAGTTTAGTAAGCAGGCCAAAAGTAAGAGAGTTAGAAATAACAGGATTTTAATTTATGCCAATTAACACAAAATATTCAGGATACGAAATTGAAGCCACCAAGTCCACGAGAGTTAGGGATTTTGACGCAGGGGAGATCCAAGTAAAAAGCAAAGGCGACACTTACCTACCTATGCTGACTGGTCAAACTAAAGCAGAATATAACGCTTATCTACAAAGAGGGGTTTTAGTTCCCGCTGTTGCGCCTACTGTTTCAGCTATTATTGGTGCAATTATGCGAAAACCACCGGTGATAGATACCACTTTAAAAGGTTTGGTTGATAGTGTTGACGGTACTAAAAAGAACATCAATCTATTTACAAGTGAGGCTATTAGAGAGCTTTTATTATCTGGTGGGGTGGGTCAATTGGTGGAGTGGTCAAGCGAGACTAACTCCGCTGTAATCAAAACTTATGTTAAAGAATCCCTAATTAATTATAGTTCCGACTACATTGTATTAAAGCAAAGTTACACAATTCGAGATCCAAAAGATAAATTTAAAGAATCAACAAAAACAGAATATTTAGAGCTAACTTTTGATGATGAAGGTTATTATATTCAAAATATTTGGCGTGAAGATGGAAAGGTTTGGAAGATATTTCAAACATTCGAGCCAAACAAGCGAGGTGATAGATTAACTGAAATCCCTTTTGTTTTTGCATCCATTGAAGGTTTAGGTATCAAGATTAAAGATCCAATACTATTAAACCTATCAAGCGTTAATCTATCGCAATATAGACTATCAGCAGATCAAAGACACGGACTACACTGGACAGCTCTGCCTACTATGTTTTTATTTGGATCTGTGGAGGATGAGACTGGTAAGAAAAAACAAATAAAAGTTGGTGCAGGCGCTTTCAATCAAATAGACGACACTACTGGAAGAGTTGAGTTATTAGAGTTTACTGGCGCTGGATTGGGTGCTGTTAAATTAGCTATTGATGACGATATAAAAACCATGGCTAATATCGGCGCTAAGATGCTAACAAGCGAGCAAGGCGGCGTTAAATCTGCTGAGACAGCAAGAATAGAGGTATCTTCTGAGACTGCCAACCTTTCAACCATAGCAAACGCCATTGATTTAATGATGAGTGAGTTATTCAGAATAATTGACGAGTGGAGTGATACAAGTAATAGCACATACGCAGTTAATCGTGATTTTGTGGACATAAAATTAGATCCGGAAGCTTTAAATGCTTATTTGCAGGCGTTCTTATCTGGTGGTATGAGTTTAGATACCTTCTTAAATTTATTGTTTAAAGGTGAATTGCTACCTAAAGGCATTACTCCAGAAGACGAGGCTGACAGAATAGATCAAGGCAGCGCTCCTTTTAAAGATAATTCTATAGATGACTAATCTTGATGACACTTTTACTCGTCACGGGCATTTTGTTGAGCGATACAAGACAGGTCAATTCAATCGTTTTATACCTTTTTTAAACAGGGTTATAAGTGGGCTAAGGTCTGAGTTATTAAAGACAAGTACAGTCAGGTCGCAAGATAGGATTAGAAAGAAGATAAAAGGTATTGAGGCGCTTATATTGTCTGAATTTGGTGATTTTACTGACTCATTCAATGAACAGTTAGGATTGTTTGCTGAAAGTGAGGTAGGGTTTGCTGCCAGAGCTATTGATCAAGATGATTTAATTATTCCTACATTGCAAAAACTCAGAACAGCGGTAAACGCTAGGCCGTTTAATAACTTAATACTTAGGGAAGCATTAAAAGATTTCACCATTAACCAAGCTAAGTTTATACGGAATGCAATCTCAACAGGGTTCTTTACTGGTAGCACAACGCCTGAAATAGTTAGAAATATAGTAGGTACAAGGCGAGCTAATTACAGGGACGGGCTTTTAAACGTTACAAGAGTATCTGCTAATAGATTAGTAAGGACTGCGATAACTCATACAGCAGCAGTTGCTAAAGATAAGCTATATGAAGATAATTCAGATATAATATCTCATTACGAATGGTTATCTAGGCTAGATTCCAGAACAAGCGAAATTTGTACAGAGTTAGACGGGAATATTTACAGAGTTGGTAAAGGTAGGTTACCCCCAGCTCATTATAATTGCCGTAGCACAACTATACCTGTATTTATAGGTGAAGAAAAAACTAAGCAGAGCTTATGAGTTATAACGAATTTTTAAACAGACAGTCAAAGAGTTTTCTTGATGAGGCTCTAGGTAAAAAAGATGCCGACTCATTTAAAAGTGGTGATCTAAAAATCACTAAGTTCAAAGAAAGAGCGAATGCGCCTATGGAGTTAGAAGATCTAATTTCAAGCCATGAGCTATCCCTAAATAATCCAGAGGATTAACCAATGTTAAAATATAGACTAGATAAAGCTTCATTTGAAAAACTAAGCGAGGCTGAGCAAACTTTTTACAAAAAAGACGGTGATAACTACCAACTAGAAGTTGATGGCGCTGTTGATAAAACCAAATTAGACGAATTCAGAGCTACTAATGTACAGTTAATGAAAGATAAAGAGGCTTATAAAGATATCGATCTAGAAGAGGTCAAAGAACTACAAGAACAAAAAAGAAAGCTTCTAGATGCAGAGTTTATTGATAAGAAAGATTTTGACGGTTTAGTTGATTCACGCACAAGGGTTATTAAGGCAGATTACGAAGGTAAGATTAAAAACCTAACTACTCAATTAAATGATGCTAAATCAACGTATAGCTCGACAATAAGTAAATATGAGTTAGAGGGCGCTGCAAACAAAGCGTTTACACAATACAAGATCTCTCCTGATGCTCATGAGGCGGTAATGGCTCAAGTTAAGTCCAAATTTACCGTTAATGATGGTGCTGTTGTCGCTATGGTTGGCGATAAAATAGAGACTGGTGCAAATGGAAATTTAACTGTTGATGAATTTGTCTCTAGTATGCCTGAGATATTTAAAATCCCATCTTCTGGTGGCGG